GGTATATCTTGGATGCAAATGCAGCATCTTTTAAATTTTTTGTACCGTGAGCATTATGATGTTTTAGGGTTGATAGATCAGGATTTGGCCGTTTCTATTTACGACCTATTTTAACGTTGGGTGCTTGGCGAGGTTCAAGAAAAGTAAATCCCGATGCTTCGGATTAATACCGAAATTAACAAACACAAAATGCACTTTAAATTAATAACTGAAGCTTGAATCTTGCCAAACACGTGTTAGCAAATCGGCTTTTTAAAAACAATCAAAATGAAAGGAAAATTTTTAATTACAACAGACAATTGGTTTTATGCTCCAGACGGAAAACAATACAGAGGTGTTTGGGGCGAAGTAGAAATAGTAAGTGATGCGGTTTTAGGAATTAAAACAAATGTCAGGAGTTCTAATTGGTATGTCAAAGTAGGAGGTGAAGATAACTTTGTAATTATAGCAGGTTGTCAAATTCACTACGCTTGTAAAAGTGACAAAAAACCAAACACGGAAGTCATTGAAGATTACACGGTAGGAAGCGGTTCTTTTTTAAATTACAATAGACCACCTTCTTTCTACATTGCTGAGTAAGCTGTTTGCTAACGTTTTCGGGCTTGGCGAAGGTGGGCTTGTAGGATGCTCAACTTTAGCATAATGTTTCTGCCCGCTTTTGCCAAACCCGTGTTATGCGTTCGGCTTTTATTAATATTAAACTTAAAAAATAGATAAAATGAAATATAAAAAATTACCAATTAAGGGGTATAAAGTTTTGAATATGTACCCTGTTTACATCGAAGGTGTTTACGAAGGACACGAACCATTTAAGGTGGTTGGTATTAGAGAAAACCAAGTTGAACTTGAAGGCGATTTTTCAGGTGGCACTCACAATGTTTGCCAAAAAGATTGGTTTGATGACGATAAAGTTTTTGTTGTAAAAACTGTTTGTGAAGAACAATTAAAACCTAATGGCTGTCAAGTTCATAATGTACATTGTTGCGGTGGCGGTTCTGTCATTAATAAACACGTTAGCTATTGGGATGGTCTCGTAAGCTGACGCATAACGTTAAGGTGCTTGGTGCAGTGCGGGCTAAAAATGCACCAATTTTCGATTAATAACTAAACTTAAAGATATGCCTGAACTTAAAATTAATGACCAAACCCCGCATTGCTCCAAACACGTGTTACCGCTAGTTGTGGGTGGTTTAACGATAACGTGTGAGGATAATATGAAGCTTATGGCTCGTTATCCTGATAACTATTTTGATTTAGCTATTGTTGACCCGCCTTACGGAATTGGAATGGATGGTAACGCTAATTGGAGTGGCTCAAAACATAAAGTAAAAGATTGGGATAATGAAACGCCAAGTATTGAATATTTTATGGAATTAAAAAGAGTATCTAAAAATCAAATCATTTGGGGTGCAAATCATTTTATTTCTAAAATACCATTTGATAGCAAATGTTGGTTAATTTGGGATAAAAAAAACGATGGTTTTTCATTTGCTGATGGCGAAATGGCTTGGACTTCATTTGATACAGCAGTAAGGTTTTTTAGATACCATAGAGGACAACAAACGGATAAAAGAATACATCCTACGCAAAAGCCAACTCAATTGTATAAATGGATTTTGAAAAATTATGCAAAAGATGGTTTTAAAATTATAGATACACATCTAGGTTCTGGAAGTCACGCAATAGCAGTTGAAGAAATGAACAGATTTGAAAAAATGAATTTAACATTGACCGCTTGTGAAATTGACAAAGAATATTTCACAGATACAATAAACAGAATTATCAATCACGTTGCTCAACAATCGCTCTTTTGAAAACGAATGTAGCAATTAGCGGTAACTTATTTATTGACGCAACCATCCTATTTAAACCCTTATAAAATATGGACCAAAACCCAAACAATGAATATTTTATCACGTATTCCAATAGTTTTTATTTTGAGGGTGAATTATTAGCTTTTCGAAAAAAGCAGCTATTCAATATTTCTAATACGCCAAAACTAATTCCGTACAACGAAAAATGCAGCTGCTGGATTGTAAACCGAAAGCAGCTTACGATTTTAAAAGCGAAGGAATTAGTAAATAATGTAAAAACAGTTGTAGATGTCTCGAATTTGCAATGGTTTAATCAGATAAATTTAGATCACGTATTTAATTTGTAAATCCAAAAACACTTTTTTAGGTAACCAATGATTAAGTGTTTTGAAAGTTAAAATTATCAAAAATGAGGTTTCCCGTAAAGTAATTAAAAAATAAAAAAATAGGTTTGCGATTTTTTTAAGATAGCAATTCTGATATGTCTATTTCGAGAGCTTTACAAATTTTAAAAAGGGATCCAATAGAAGTATTGATTTCGCCACGTTCAATTCGTCCAATTTGGTTTATTGGAATGTTGGCATCATAAGAAAGTGTGGCTTGCGAAAAATTCTTAGACAATCGTTTTTCTCTAAGTTTTTGGCCAACATTTTTAATAAATATTTTTTCGCTTTTATCTAACACGCATCAAAAGTGCAGTTATATTTTAAAATAACATAACACAAATATGTGTTATTTGTAATCGTTTTATAGCATTAAAAACAAAATCAAGTAAATGAAACCCACACCACAACAACTTAATTCTATACCATTCCAGTACGCCAATGATGTGCGTACTGGCAAAATAGTCGTGGGAAAACGCATCAAGCAAGCAGTCGAGCGCTTTTATTCCTGGATAGAAAATACCGAAAAAGATGGCTTTTATCTCGATCACGAAAAAGGCATGCGGATCCTGAGTTTTTACCCTACTTTTTTAAACCACACCATTGGTAAACTAGCAGGAAAACCGTTCGTTTTAGCACCGTTCCAGCAGTTCACCATGTACAATGTCTTTGGTTGGACCAATGTTAAAACAGGCTTTCGCCGAATCAATACCGTTTACGACAAACGAGCCAAAAAAAACGGAAAAACAGCCGAAATGGCGGGTTTGGCATTGTATGCACTTTCATTTGATATGGAAATGGAGGCGCAAGTGTACGTGGGTGCCACCAAAGAAGAGCAAGCGCGCATCTGCTGGAAACAAGCCAAAATGTACATTGAAAGTCCTGTTGCAAATCCTGCCTTGCGCAATATGGGTTTTTATTGCCAACAAAAAATAATCGGCTTCAAAAAAACAGGTTCAACCATGATGCCGTTGGGTGGCGATTCAAAAACGCAAGATGGTATCAACTGCCATGTGGGTATAATTGATGAGTACCACGCCCACAAAGATGATTCAGTAAAAGAAAACCTCGAATCATCCACCGTGCAACGCTCACAACCTTTGATTTATCAAATCACAACGGCTGGGGCCAATGTACAATCGGCTTGCAAAAACTACGAAGATTCAGTGATTGAAGTCTTAGAAGGCCGAAATGTAGATCACTCACTATGGGTAATGATTCACGACATCGACCAGGAAGATTTAGCCACGCCTGAAAGTTGGGAAAACAAAGATTTATGGGTAAAAGCCAATCCATTATTAGGCAACGGCCTTTCAATCGAAGGAATCGAAAAAGAATTTGTGAAGGCGTTAAACCAACCTTCAAAAATTCGAAATTTCAAAACCAAAAACCTGAATATGTGGGTTGATCAGCAGTTTTCTTGGATTTACAATGAGGATTGGATGAAAAATAAAGTGGATGAAATTCCGATGGAAAAATTTACTACTTTTGGCGCTTACGCTGGCTTAGACCTCTCAACCACGACCGATTTAAGTGCTTACGCAATTCTATCGGAGCCAGACGAAAACCAAGAACGATTCCTAAAAATTTGGCTTTTTTGTCCTAAAGATACCATCGAAAAACGCTCGAAAGAGGACCGCGTGCCGTATCAATATTGGGCCGATAAAGGCTATATTATTGCAACACCTGGCAATGTGATCGATTATTTTGTAATTGCTGATATTATCAAATCAACATACCACGACCACAAAGTAAAACGCCTAGAATACGACCGCTACAATGCCACACAATTAATCCAGGAACTACAAGAAGAGGGATTAAATGTATCTGAGTTTTCGCAAGCCATCGGAACAATTTCGGCACCAACCAAAGAGTTTGAAAAACTCGTGTATTCCGAAAAAATAAAACACGATGGCAATCCTGCCCTGGCTTGGATGTTGGCATCCTGTGTGATCTATGCTGATGCCAACGAAAATATAAAAGTACACAAAGGCCGTTCCGGTGCTAATGGCCGTCGTGTCGATGGGATCATTGCTATTATAAACGCCTTAGGCGGCTCAATGTCAACGCCTGAGGATGACAACAAAAGTTACTACGACAAAGAAGGAGTGACATTCATTTGCTAACAAATAAACACTTAATAACTATGAATCCAATTGAAGAAAAAGCGCTGCGAATTTATGTGGAAAAACTTGAAAAGCAAAACGAGCAAATGCGTTTGCTATCTACAAAAATCGGCTTTTATCAGGAGTACTTCAAGGAACTAAAAACCGCAAAAACAAACAAAGAGGCGTTCGAAAATGTAAATGATCGGTACTTCGAATTATTTGGCAGTTACCGCTATTCTGATTTCAACACTTTCAAGCGCATGACAAATTATTACAACAATCAAAAATCAAAAAAATGAAAATACTTCTAATAATCCTAGCCACATTTTGCATCGCGATGTTAACCAGTGCTTTGCTCGAATGGCCTTTTATAGCTCAAAATCTAGTGCGTTACGTGCTCGTAGTACTGCTAATTTCAATCGAATTACTAACTGGTTTTTTTTACATTAAAACCGAAATCAAAAAACAAAATGTCTGAACAATTAAAAATCACCAACCTAAAAACCGCTATTTCACGACTGCCAAACGCTAAAACCTACCAACCAGAAACGGTTACTGTAGCAGTTGATAAATTCAAATATACTTTTGTAAAAATTAAAAACGAATGGCACTTTAAATTCTAAAAAAATGAAAATATTTTTGCAATCCTTCTTTCAAATCGGCTTAGTGGCTGTAAATACAATGCTAATTGCAAAAGGTATTTACATTGGTGTTTTTATTGCATCATTTTTAATAAGTTTGCTTTGGGCCTTCAATGTTTCTAAAGTAGCTATATCAACAATCAAGCAAAAGTTAATTTATGCACTAGGCGCTGGAACTGGAGCTGTAGCAGGATTGACGATTATAACACATTTTTTCTAGCACTTCATTAAGTTACATAATGTAACCTTTTTACGAGCACCGTTCAAATACTTTTACACCTAAATACTTGGTGTTATGAGTTTGAACGGTGCTTTTTCTGAAATGTTTGCTCCACAAAAGCGCGCTGCTGCAACTAGCGAAAGCGTGTTTAGTGGCTTGGGCGGTTTGTTCAATTGGGGCAGCAGCACAGGTGGCAACAGTATCAACTACAAGAAATCCTTAAAACTTTCGGCGTTCTATAATGGTGTAGATCAAATATCCAATGATATTGCCAAGATTCCTTTCGGTATCTATCGCAAAGATGGACAAAACCGAGTATCAGCAAGTGAGCATCCAGCCTACAACATCGTAGCAGGTGAGCCAAACGTGCTAATGACTTCCTTTATTTTTCGTAAAACAATGGCGGTGTCGCTTATTTGCCGTGGTAATGCTTTGGCAAAAATCAACACTTTAAACGGTTTTCCTGTGTCTGCTGATTACATCGACTGGGATAACGTGAAAGATATTCGTATCAAAGGCGGTCAATTGCTGTATGATGTAAAAGGGTATGAAGAACCGTTATTAGCTAGCGAAGTATTGCACTTCAAAAACTTCTCTCACAACGGGATTGTGGGTGTGGGTGTAATAACGTATGCAGCACAACAATTAAACCTCGCAATCGAAGTGCAAAGCTTTTCGGCTACCAATTTCGAAAACAAAGGCGTGCGTCAGGGTGTTATTGAAACGGATAAAACAGTCGAAAAAGGAAAACCAGCAATTATTGCAGGTTGGAAAAGTGCAATGCAAGAAAAGTCGCCAGATAGAATCGTGGTCCTTGATGATGGCTTGAAATTCAAACCAATCAATATTACACCGCAAGAAGCGCAAATCATCGAGCAAAGCCGATTCTCAATCGAGGATATTGCACGTTGGTTAAACATTGCACCGCACAAAATCAAGTCTTTACAGCAATCTACCAATAACAACATCGAGCAACAATCGCTTGATCACGTTTCAGATACTATTCAGCCATACATCACCAATTTAGAGCAGGAATATGCCAAAAAGCTATTCAGTAATGATGATAAAAAGTTAGGTTATTACGTGCGTGGTAACATTGATGTTTTACTGCGTGCCGATATTAAATCGCGTGGCGAATATTTATCTAAAATGGTGCAAACAGGAATCTTTAACCGTAATGAAGCGCGCCGTAAAGAAGATATGAACGATGGTCCTGAGTTGTTAAATGAATTTTTAACACCAGCTAATCAGTTCACTGAAAAACAAATTGATAATAATCTTAATACCCAACAATAATGGAAATCCAAGTAAATAAACCTGTAGTGCGTGAAGCGGTTATTCGTGCTTTATCGGATGATAATAAAAGCAATCGTGAAGCTGAATTTGTGATCTCTACTGAAGCGGTCGATACTTACGGAACCGTTTTTAAAATGTCGGGTTGGGATTTAAAACGATACGAACAAAACCCGGTTGTTTTTTATGCGCACAAATCTTATTCCGATAATCCTGATATGTTGATTGGTACTTCTGAGGTGCGCATTGAAAACAATCAATTAGTTGCTCTAGTGCGTTTTGAAAGTGGCGATATTAATCCGGTGGCTGAAAAAGTTTGGCAAAAAATACAAGCTGGTACACTTAGAATGGCATCTATTGGAGCCAATCCAAAAAAAGGGCATTGGGGCGATGAAAAGCTAGGCGAAAACCGCGATGTAATTTATTTCGATGAGCAAGAATTGTTGGAGTGGTCCGTCGTTCCGCTAGGTTCAAATCCTGAGGCTGTAAAACGTGAATCGCAAACTATCGAAGAGATTCGCACCTTAATTACAAAAGATATTCCTGTAGTAGATCCGAAAGAGGTTCGCTCGGATAACAATAAAGAGCTCGATGCTTTTGATGCTCAAATTATTATTAACTCAAATTTATAAAGCAAGATGAAAAAATCTGATTTATTAAAGCAACAAAGAGCTCAAAAAATCGAGGCTCAAAAAGCGTTGCACACCAAAGCTGAAGGTGAAAAAAGAAGTTTAACGGAAGCTGAAACAACAGAGTTCCGAGGCTTGCAAACAGAAATCGAAGGCTTAAGCGGTCAAATTACTGATGCGTTAGCTTACGAAACAAACTTGCGTTCTTTAGAAGGATCTGAAGAAACTGGATTTGTACCGGAAGGTGATTCTGTTAAGAAAAAAAAGAGTGCCGTGCGTGCTTACTCACTTGCAGCGCACATTCGCGGTGCAATGGGCGGTAAATTGACTGGTGCTGAATTAGAGGCACAGGAAAAAGGTATTGCTGAGCGTGAAGCTCGTGGATTAGAGATCAACGAAAAAGCCGTGTACATTCCTGAGGAATTCATGACTAGAGCAACACAACAAACCGTTACGCAAGATGCTGGCGAATTTGGTGGTCAATTGGTAAGCGATGCAGCTCCAAGGTTGGTTGATGGTTTTATGCCAAAGTTGTTCCTTGAGGATATGGGTGCTAATGTTTGGACTGGTTTAAGTGGTGGCGACATTCCTTTGCCAGTTTCTTCAAACTACACTTTTGAGTGGTTAGAAGAGGGCGCAAGCATTACAGGACAAAAACAAAAATTTGTTGGTCCTAAATTGTCGCCAAAACGTGCAGGTGCGTTAGTGTCAATCACTAAAAAACTATTGATGCAAACCTCTATTGATGTAGAAGCTACAATCAGAACGAGATTGCAAGATGGAATCCGTAGAACACTTGAGGGTGTTGCTATTCAAGGTTTGGCAGCAAACAACGAGCCAGTTGGTATCTTGAACAAAGTAGGTGTTTTGGCTTCGGTTAATCAAACAACTGCTGGTGTGCCAACTTATGCTAATGTAGTAGAGTTGCAAGGTTTGATTGAAGATGCTGATGCAACTGAAATCTCTTTAGGGTATTTATGTAATCCTAAATTGCGTGCCAAATTGAAAACCATTTCAAAAGGTACTGATATGGGTGGTGCAATTTGCCAAATGAATATGATTGATGGTATGCCAACAGTTTCAACTTCATTAGTGAAGAAAATTGCAGGTACTCCAGATACGTATCCATTAATTTACGGTGACTTCTCTCAACTTTATGTTGGTGTATGGGGCGGAATCGAAATCATTGTTGATGCAGTATCTACAGAGGCAGCTTCAAAAGCATCTGTAAACTTGATCATCAACATGGAAGCTGATGTTCAAATTGCACAGCCAAAAGCGTTTGCAAAAAACAATTTCATGACTGCATAAGCAGTAAAATATAAAGAAAAGAGTTTCGGCTCTTTTCTTTTTTTAATCCTTTAAAAAATGGCAAAGAAAATAAAAATTGTCGCTTTACTGCCTTTATTGGCGTTTGGTTTACCGCAAAGCGAAGGGCAAGTTGCTGAAGTAGAAAAGATGCAGGCTGATGAAATTATCGGAGCTGGTTATGGTGAGTTGTATGTTGCTCCTAAAAAAGTAGATGTTGTTGCTGATGCTGGTGTTGAATCTGATGAACCGGATGCGGACCAGGACAAAGCAACAGAGTAGTAACACAAAACAATCAATCTCATGGTAACACATTTCTTTACACAAATAACGGCCGAAAATTCCTTGGTGACTTTGGCGCAAGCCAAAAAGCAATTGCGTATCGAAGCTGATTCTACCGATGAAGATGATTTGATTCAAGATTGTATTGATTCAGCGCAAGAAGCGTGTCAAAACCACATCAATCGTGCTATTGCGGAACAAAATTTTGTAATGCACTTAGATGCGTTTCCTGATGCAATTAATTACGAGCGCAACTATCTAAACGATACAATCGAGAAAATCGAGTATTACGCACCAGGTGAAAATGAGTTAACAACATTGGATCCTGCTTTGTACAAACTGAAAAACTCAAATATTGTAGAGTGTTTTGATATTAAGTTTGGTGTAACGCCTGCAACAGATAAACGTGAGGATGCTGTTGTGATTACGATCAAACAAGGTTTTGATGTGAGTGCGTGTCCTAAACCAATTATTCAAGCAATTAAGCTTCGATTGACTGCTTTTTATGAATACCGTGAAGATAGACCGCAAGGTTTTGATACAGCATCGAATAATTTACTAAGAGCTTACCGAAAATATTAATCATGGATAAAACGCCTTTCGTCGGTCAAATGGATCGAAAGATTCAAATTGTAAAATTCGTAACTACACGAAATTCTACGAATGAAAAAGAAGTTACTCAAGAAGTAATTGCTTCGCCGTGGGCGCACATGATGGATATATCCGGTACTGAAGATGTAGAGGGTAAAGTGCGGTATTTGGTTAATAAAAAATTTACCATTCGTTACAATGCAACGGTAAACGATTTGAAAAACCAACTCGGATTGGTATTCGAGGGTAAGCTGTTTGATGTGATCAATGTGATAGAACTGGGCCGAAAATCGCACCTGCAATTAATCGTAAAAAACTATGAATAATTTAGGTATAACGGTTCAAGGTTTTGATGAGCTAAAGCAAAAAATACAGCAGTTAGGAAATGACAAGGATAAAAAGAAAGAAGTTCTTTTAATCCTGCGTCAAGTAGCTCGGCCAACATTAGCAGCTGCTAAAAGTTTGGTTCCAGTAAGTAGAAAAGCACACGTAGCACGCGGCAAAAAAATACAACCTGGTAATCTTAAAAAGTCCTTAGGGTTAATCACTTCAAAATCGAACAATCCAATGATTTTGGCGGGTCCTAGAGCAAAAAACGGGAACGATGGTTGGTATGGTCACATGGTACACGGCGGGCACGCTATTTACAGAAATCCGCAAAATGCAGCACGTACTTTAAGAAGTGGCCGTAAAAAAAGCGTTTTGGCTCGTGTTACCAAAAAGCGCAAAGGAAACGTTGTTGGGCGTGTCGAAGGCGTTCCTTTTATGGATATGGCCTATGAGCGTACCAAGAACAATGTTACAGCCGATGCACAAGATAAAATGGTGCGTTTCATTCAACGTAGAATCAATAAATTAAGCAACTAATGTTTGAATTATCTAACGAAATTACTGAATTCTTATTAGCCCAAACGGTTTTTACATCTGTAATGGGTAATCGTTTAGCGCCTGTTGTTTCTTCGGCTGATGAAGAATATCCTTTTGCAAATTATGTAATAACAGAGCAAGTGGGGCAAAGTGTTGATGGTGATATGTTTGCGGTTAGTTTGTTGTTTTATTTTGAGCAAAACGGTTATAGCAAATGCGTGTCGTTTCTGGATCAAATGAAGCCAATTATCAAAGAAAATTACGACTGGCAAAACTCGCAAGTAGAATTTGTTGAAGTAGATCAGTCTTTTGTCGGAATTATTAATTTTAATAAAATATAGAAATTATGAGCACTTATGCTGGAAAAAATTTAAGAGTGCGTATTGATGGGAAAACCGTTTTTCACGCAACAGAATGTTCTTTTACAACCTCTCGAAATATGGAGAGCATCGCTAGTAAAGATACCAATGGTGAGCAAGTGACACCAGGGAACTATACTTGGGGTGTATCGACCAACTTTTTAGTGGCAAATATTCCTGCGGGTTCGACTACTCAAGTAGGTACAAAAGAAATTCTTGATAATTACCAAGATGGTACTGAAGTAGAAATTTCATTTACAACTAACATTGTTGGCGATGTAATTATTACTGGTAACACTTTCATTGAAGGTTTAAATATGTCTGCTGGAACCAATGGAGTGGCAACTGGGGATTGCTCTTTCAAAGGGAATGGAGATTTTGAAACCGCATTAGTAGCTTAATGGATACTATTGTTTTAGAATTAGGTGGTAAAAGTTTCAAGCTGGTATTCGGCTTGAAACTATTTCGATTATTAGGTCGAAAATGGGATTTACCGGGTATTGATGAAGTAGTGCAAAAAATTGCAATTCTAGATGCAGCGGATAAGAAATTGACTTTTGCGCAAATTGATGTTTTAGAAATGATTCTAGTAACAGCAATTGAATGTGCTGGAGAAACTATCAATGTTTTTGAATTTGATATTATTGATGAGTTTTTCAAAAGTCCTAAAGCTTTAGATGTTTTTAAAAATGTCTTGGTTAACTCTATGCCAAACAGCAAATCAATTGAACCTGGTGAAAACGAGGGAAAGTAGCAAGTCACGAAAGTGACAGCCAACCGGAACCGTTAACCTGGGATAAACTCGAACAGATCGGACTAGGTGAATTGAGAATGTCGCTTGATGAAATGTACAA